AGCGCATCACCGCCAACACCGCCAGCATTTCGCCGCTGCGCCCTAATGCTGTGCCGGCGGGCGGCCTGCTGCGCGCCATCCAGAACACAACCAACAACAACCAGACACAACAAGGCATCCATGTGGAGCACCTGACTATCGAGAACACCAAGCCGATGACCCCGCTGGAGCTGGAAAGCATGGTCGGCATGGCGGTGAGCGGATGAGCGAGTACTTGGATCTGCTGATCGTCGACAACGACCTGGTGCTCGATCTCGGCCGACAGCCGGAATTAGTAGTCGATAGGGCCTGCATTGCCCAGGACATCGGCCACATGATCCGCGACAGCGGCCTGTTGGTCTCGCTGGTCGCCGAGCGTAGCAACCTGGTCAAGCGCGACTACCGCCAGCAACTGGAGCTGCTGGTGGAGACCGACGTGCGCCTGGTACCGGGCACCGCCCGGGTCAAAGACCTGGGCAACGGCCAGTACCTGATCACCGCCAAGACTCTGCAGTTTGGCGACGTGGAGGTGATCCTGTGAGCGATATCGATTTCAAACAGGCCTTGGCCGACTCCGGGATCCCGACTACCGACGCCGCGCTGCGTGCTGCCTGGGAAGCGGAGGTCACCGCCCAGGGCGCCACTGTGGCGAACACTTCGGCCTATTCGCCGTTCTGGCGCGTGGTCAGCGCCCTGGTCACCAAGCCGGTGCTGTGGATCCTGACCTTTTTCAGCGACACCGTGTTGCCCAACTTTTTCGTCAAGACCGCCGGCAAACAGTGGCTCGATACCCTGGCCTGGGCCGTGAACATCGCTCGCAAGGGCGAAAGCAAGGCGATCGGCAATGTACTGTTCACCCGTTCCGGATCCTCGGGCGTGCTGCAGCTGCCCGCCGGCACTGTTGTGCAGTCGACGCCGATCAACGGCAACGTGTACCAGCTGCTGACCAGCGCGACCGCGCAGTTCGCTGACGGGCAGACCACGGTCCTGGTGCCGGTGATCGCCGCCCTGGCCGGCAGTGGGCACAACCTGGCCCCTGGTTATTACGGCGTGCTGCCGACACCGATCGCCGGCGTCATCGCCGTCACCAACCCGGAAGGCTGGTTGACCACACCTGGTGCAGACGACGAACCCGACGACGAGCTGCGCCTGCGCGTGCGCAACCAGTTCAGTGCCGTGAACCAGTGGCACACCGACGCCGTATACCGGGCGCTGATCTCTGCGTTCCAGGGCGTGCAGCCCAATGGCGTGTATTTCGAACATGGGGCCCCGCGTGGTCCCGGTACCGCCAATGCCTACGTGCTGTTTGAAGCCGATGTGCCGGCGCAATCGTACCTGGTGCAGATCAACAGCAAGATCATGGATGAAGGCAACCATGGCCACGGCGACGATCTGCTGGTGATGGTGATCCCGGAGACGCAGAACGATGTCGCCATGGCGCTGTGGCCTAAATCGGTACTGACCCAGGCCGAGCGCGACACATTGAAGGCCAACGTCGAGCTGTTCATTCGGGCCGCGTTCCGCGAGAGCACCGACAGCGACTATCAGCCGACCCTGACCTACCCGCAGTCGCGCTTTTCATTCAGCCGCCTGGGCGAGGAGCTGCACCAGCAGTTCGCCGGCATCGACTCGTTGCGCTTCACCAACAGCGACATCGTGTCTGAGCTGACCATTCCACGGATCCACACGCTGCAGGTGACCTTCGGTGATTAAGCTCGAACTGCCTTTCTGGCTCGATGCCGGCGAGCTGGCCAAGCTCAAGGCCAGCGCCCAGGCCTGGTGGGAAAACGTCGAAGGCTGGCTGCAGTGGCCGCTCCTGCAGCTGGATCCTGAGACATGCCACCTGACCGTGCTGGACCTGATGGCCTGGCAGCGCGATATCACCCGATTCAGTGGCGAACCCGAAAGCCTGTACCGGCTGCGCGTGAAATACGCCTTCGTCAACGCGGTGGACGCCGGCAGCACTGCAGGCCTTAAACGCATCCTGGTGCGCCTGGGCGTCGGCTACATCGAGATCGAGGAGCGCATGCCGGATCGGGACTGGGACGTGATCTTGCTGCGCCTCTCTGACTCGCAGCTGTCGCAGAACCCCGAGCTGCTGCGAATCATCGTCCAGCAGTACGGCCGCACCTGCCGCCGCTATGACTTCGTGACCATCACCCGCGTGTCCATGCATGTGGCCATTGCCGACTTTAACGACGATCAGCAAACGCTGATCGCCACCCTGTAGGAGCCGAACCCATGGCTGCCAGTATCACGTTTGCCGGCGAATCGCTGATTGCACAGAAGCAAGCCGCCAACCTGCCGTTGAACATCACCCATTTCATTTTCGCCAACGTGCCCGGGCTGAATACCGCCGGCGCGATCGATCGGGCAGCAGTCAAGCCGCCAGCGGCCCAAATCGTCTACAGCTCGGCGATTCCGTCCTGGGCGGCTGGCTACGTCAATCCTAACCAGGTGGTGTACAGCGCCCAGGTGGGCAGCGACGTCGGCGACTGGGATTACAACTGGATTGGCCTGGAGTCGGACGACGGCGTGCTGTTCGCCGTGTCGTATGTGCCGGTGCAGCAGAAGCGCCGCAACATTCCGCCGTTGCAGACGGGCAACAATATTACGCGCAACTTCCTGGTGGCCTTCGATGGGGCCCAAGCCCTGACCGGCCTAACGGTCGACGCGAGCACCTGGCAGCACGACTTCACGGTGCGCCTGGTTGGCATTGATCAGCGCGAGCGCCTGAGTAACCGCGACATCTATGGCCGGGCCGCGTTCTTTGATACCGCGTTGCTCCTGGAGAAGGTCGCCGGCGCGTATCAGGTCGCTCCGGGGATCGCCTATGGCGAAGGCATCCGGATTGAAAACGCCTCACATGTGGTCGTCGCGCCGCCGTCTTTCCCGACCACGGTTTATCTCGACTGCGCCCTGGAGCGCCAGCTCAACGACGTGGTGGCCACTTGGAAGATCGTTTTCGGTACCAGCCTGGCGGACTACCTGGACAGCGTGGCCACCCAGCATTACGTCGTGCCGATCGCCCATCTGCCGACTGCCAACTCCATCGTCGATCTGCGCACCGTGGTGAAGTTCGGCAGCAATGGCAGCGGCCTGGCTGAACAGATCCAGGCGGCCACCCCGAAGCCTTCCCACCTTTACTTCTTCGCTCAATTTTAAGGATCTGACATGTCTGCATTCTTTGGGTCCGCACTGCTCGTTGCGAACGCCACCACGCTGATTTACGACCACCTCGGCGCTGAACCAATCACGGTCAACATTCGCATGGCGAATCAGAACAACACCGAGGTCAATTACTGGGTGTGGATTGGAGCCACGGCCACGCCTGAAAAATGCATCACGCCAGGCGTTACCGTCGACCCGAATGCGCCTTGGGAAGACACCGCCATGCGAATGGCCCCTGGTGAGAAACTTTGGGTCATGGCCACCAAGGGTAATGTCTCGGTACGCGCTTTCGGTGTGGAGGACTGACCATGGGATTTACCACTACCCGATCTTCGTCCAACAGCGCCGGCGGAAATGTGCCGCTGGGTGGTTATGCGGATGTATTCACGAGCGGGCTGGCTTTCAAAGCGACCGGCTCGCTTATTCAACGCAGCCTTTATCCGGAAATGTCCAATGCCTTCCCGCGTAAGGGTTCGTTCAGCGCTGTGGCCGCAATTCTGCCCAACTCCACTGGGTTTACAGGCATTGCATTCGGCAATGGCTTGTTTGTCGCCGCTACAGGTTACACCGGCAGTCCCGGCACAACCGCAGCAACGTCAACAGACGGCATCACCTGGACCCCGCGAACAATGCCTGTGCCCCTCGAGTGGCGGGCTATAGCCTTTGGTGCGGGCCTATTTGTGGCTATCGGGACCAGCAGCACCAACACCGCGAATGCCGCTTACGCTACTTCCACTGACGGTATCAACTGGACCGCACGAAACATGGGCGTAGCGGCGGTATGGGCGTCGATCACTTATTCAACTGCGCTAGGTCTCTTTATCGCTATTGCAGGCGGCTATAACTCGCAATCTAACATCGCTGCGACTTCGCCTGATGGGTTGAACTGGACAGCCCGGGTCTTGCCGGTCACCGGTTATTGGCAATCCATTTGTGCCGGGCCTGCGATGCTCGTCGCCGCGAACGCGAACGGCAACTCATCGGGCGGCCTTGCCAACTCCGTTGACGGTGCCAACTGGACGTCACGGGCAGCCGCCGCAGGTACTTGCACAGGCGTCGCCTACGGCGCGGGTTTGTTCGTTTCGGTTGGCACGTATGGCATGAATACATCACCAGACGGGATTACGTGGACGCCACGAAGCGTACCTTCTACTTGGAACTGTACCGTCGTGGCTTACGGGAATGGCTGCTTTGTGGCCGCCGGAGCTCAAGGATCAAACATCGCATTCACCTCGCCAGACGGGATCAACTGGACCCCGCGCAATATTGTGGCTGCGAATTCGTTGATCGGTGCCTTGGTATACGGTTTGGGGACGTTTGTGATGCTCGGTGGTTCGAACCAATCATCGGCTAACGTCATGTACGTCGAAAATCTGACTGACAGCGATTACATGTATATCGCGGGCACAGCCGGTAAATTCGTGAGGGTTAAGTGATGGCTGTTAACTTTATTTATAACGGCGCCGGGTACCTGGTAGGCGTCTTCGACGGTGAGGGCACCCCCGAAAACTCCACCACGCTGCCGCCTATCTATTTCGAAGGTATGACCCCGCAATTTCTCAACGGTGCGTGGGTAGATCTGTCGGCGCCGCCGGTAGTCGATCAGAACACCTTCTTTCTGCTGTTCTCTGTCTCAGAAGAGGTAGCGATTAAGAAATTGTTGAGCGACGAGCCTGATAGCGAGTTGGCCGTTTGGTGGGGGCGCCTCAGTAAGGCCGATGCTAAAACGGTGAACCTTGGGTTGAAATCAGTCCAGGCGGGGCTGACCAATCTGGTTACGTTGGATGTGCTCACCCATGATCGTTTGGCGGAGATCCTAACAGGCGTACCGCAATGATCCCGCTCAACTGGATGCCTGTCGCCATGCAGTGGCCCGAGGAGGCCACCGCTTGGATGAGCAAGTTGGACGAGGCCAAGGACATGGCAGCGGCCGACCTGCAAAGCACGGCCGATCGCCTGGGTGGCATCGCGGACTTGGTCACCACTGACCTGAGCCTGATCGGCGATATTGCCAAGGGCGCCGTGGCGATCGGCCGCGAGGCCCTGGACGGCCAATTTGGTGAGATCCCGCGCTGTATTACCGTGACACCGTTCCAGTCGGGGGTTGGCGAGAGCAACGGATATCAGTGCTCGCTGTCGGCCCCGGGCGTGGTCCAGCGCCTGGCCGACAAGCTGCAGGACAGCTCAGACCCCAATCGTCCGGACGGCGACGACCAGCACGCGGTCGTTGTTCTGTTCCTTGGGTCCCAATACGACGGCATGTCGAGCCTGCTGGGCAAGTTCAACGCCCTGATGCCGATCGGCGACCTGCAGCGCGCCGAGCGCCGGGCTCAGAACCTGGTGCAGCTGGAGACCGACAAGTGGCAGATCCCAGCTGCAGGTGAACAACCGCGCTGGTTTACGGCGCCGATGGAGCGTTGCACGGTGCTGCGCGAGGCCAGCCAGGCGTTCAACACCCAGTTGGCCAACCTGGAGGCCTATGCCGCCAACAGCTCGCCACTCAGCGACCTGGCCGAACTGGCCCAGCGCAAGGCCGAGCAAGTGCTCGAGCAGTCCGATCGGCTCACCGCGCTGCGTGACGTGCTCAACAGTGGCACGGACAACGCTGGCATGCAGGCCCGCATGATCGGGCCGGGCGACACCGCCGAGTTGCGCAAGCAACTGCTCGAGGAGGACGACAGCACGCCCGGGCACGAATGGGTGATGTCCTCGGGCGTCATGTTCGTGGGCTCGCTCAAGGGGCTGAGCTTTGTAAAGGAGATGATGGGCCTATGACGTTGCTCCTGGACGGAATCCAGATCCGTGGCCACAGCATCAAGCTGACGGGCAATCTGCGCATTGAAAGCGACGACATGTCAGGGCAGACCAGTGCCACCGACTCGGCCGATAAGGGGTTCAAGCCTAAAACGCTGACCGTTGCGATGAAGATCAAATATAAGGACTCGGCGGACCTGGCCAGCCTCATGAGCATGGCCGAGGCGACGGAAAGCGGTGGCCAGCGCAAGACCTATCGGGTGGTCAGCGACACGGCCGAGGCCTTCGGCGTGCGCCAAGCGCAGTTCAGCGAGAGCGTAAGCGCCCGGGAGGACGACACCCTGTCGCACTGGATCATCCAGTTCACCCTGGCTGAGAAGCTGTCGAACCCCGAGAAAACCGAGCAGCGTCGGGCAGCCAACGGCACCAACAGCCAAGCCGCCCCGGGCGACAGCGTGGCCAGCAGCGGTACCGGCGGCGAACCGGAGCTGACCGGCTTTGAGAACGTGCTCAAGAAGGTGGACGGCTGGCTGGGCGGTGATAAGAAATGAGCATGAAACTGCACCAGGTACTGGCCATTGCCGGCACCGTTTACCCAATGGTTAAA